ATATTTGCAGAAACACCAAATCTAAATATTGAAAAAATTATAACATTTAATGATGTTGACGGATTTTCAGGAATTGTAACTGGTATTACAAGTACTACAGGGACTGGAGGAAATCCTCTAGCACTCCAATTCAATATATATCATAATGTAGATTCAAATTATTTTAATGGATTGAGTGTTGGAAATCCAATTTATATCTATGATACACGAATTGGTAGTGGGGTTACATCAATTGATAATTCAGATTCTGCAATTGTAGGAATTGGAACGGAATTTTTAAATAATGTTTATTATATTTCTGCTATATCTAATGACAATAAACTCGGAATTATTACTTGTAATGTAAAATCGGACTCCAATATTATTGGTATTGGAACTACTGGGAGTATATTAAATCCTGTTGGAAAATATTCATGGGGAAGATTATCTGGTGGAACGAGATCGGAAAATCCAATATCAATTGGAGTGACTGGAAATGTTGTATCAGGTTTATCTACATATCCAACAATTCAAAGAAGAGATTTTGGAATTAGAAAAACTGGAGCACTTCCTAAGATTGTATCTTAAATATGTCTTATAAATATCTAAAAAACTATTAATATGGCTGCATTCGTAACAGACCAATTTAGAATATTGAATGCTGGGTCCTTTGTAGAGTCTATCAGTAATAATTCTTATTATGCCTTCTTAGGTTTATCAAATCCAACAACAACTGGATTTGGTAGAACAGATAATTGGAACACTAGTTTAGCAAATAATCCTGTAGATAATTTTCAGTACCTATCTCATTATAGAGATACTAGTTTATTTGGAAAAAAAATTACTACAGAAAACGTCCGAAGAGTTGTAAAAAAAGTTGATTGGACTATAGATACACAGTATGATATGTATCGACACGATTATCGTCAAGGTAATGAGGCACCTGTATCTAAAACCGTAAGATTATATGATGCAAATTATTATGTTATTACAGAGGATTTCAAAGTTTATATTTGTATCGAAAATGGTTCTTCAGGTCTCAGTCCCACAGTTCCAACATCAACAATAAAACCCACACATACTGATGTAGAACCTGTTAGATATTCTGATAAGTATAGATGGAAATATCTATTCACAGTTTCTCCTTCAGATGTCATTAAATTTGACTCTACGGAATATTTCGTTGTTCCAAATAATTGGGAAACTACAACAGATTCTGAAATTGAAATTATTAGAGATGGTGGAAATTCTGTTAATAATAATAATCAAATAAAAGCAGTATATATTGAAAATGGTGGAAGTGGATTTGGTAGTCTTGATGCAACAATAACATATGATATTTTAGGTGATGGAACTGGTGGTAAAGTTTCTCTAACAACAACTGATGAAGTTATAACAGGTGTCACTGTTACTCAAGGTGGTTCTGGTTATACTTATGGAATTGTCGATTTACCAGCAAGTTCTACTGCAGCAAAATTAATACCTATTATTCCTCCATCAAAAGGTCATGGATATAACATTTATAAAGAATTGGGTGCAGATAAAGTATTATTATATGCAAGATTTGACGATTCTACTAAAGATTTTCCAATAGATACAAAATTTGCTCAAGTTGGTATTATAAAAAATCCTGAAACATTTTCTGGAGCAGGAATAACTTTTACTGGAAACATGTTTTCATCTCTTTCTGGAATTGGATTATCCGAATCTAGAGATGTAATCATCGGAGAACAAATAACTCAAGATCAAGGTAATGGTATTGTTGCAAAAGGGTATGTTGCATCATTTGATAAAGACACTAAAGTTTTAAAATATTATCAAGATAGGTCATTGTGTTTTGGAAATAAATTAGACCAAACACAATCTTTAGATACGAAAAATATTATTCCATTTAATTCTCCTACAAATAATCCGCAACCTATTTCTTTTACTGTTTCTGGAGGATTAGTGCAAATTAATCAGACTTTAGATGGTAGTGTAATTACAATTGATTCTAAACAAATTGATTTGGGAGTTACTTTTACAAATGGTCTTGCAAATCCAGAGATAAATAAAAAGACAGGGGATATAATTTATATTGATAATAGACCCATTGTCCAGAGAGACTCTAGACAAAAAGAAGACATCAAAATCATTCTAGAATTTTAAAAAAAGATGGCACAAAAAACCGACTTAAATATCAGCCCCTACTATGATGATTTTGATGGAGATAAAAACTTTTATAAAGTTTTATTTAAACCAGGATTTCCAGTTCAGGCTAGAGAATTAACAACTCTTCAGTCCATCTTACAGAATCAAGTAGAGTCTTTTGGTGGCAATATTTTCAAAGAAGGATCTATAGTCCTTCCAGGAGCACCAACTTTTGAAAATCAGTTTTCCGCAGTAAAGTTAAATGATATTAATTTAGGGATAGATGTTTCTCTTTATATTAATAATTTCATTGGAAAGACAATTACAGGTCAACTTTCAGGAGTAACAGCAAATATTCAAGAAGTTGCTTTTACTAGTGATAGTGATTTAGTAACTGATCTGACAATTTATGTTAAATATAAAGAATCTGGTGATGATACAGAAGCAGATACTTTCCAGGATGGGGAACAATTATTTGCAAGTGAAAATGTTACATATGGTAATACTGTAATTACAGCAGGAACTGCATTTGCATCATTAGTTTCTCAAGATGCAACATCAATCGGTTCAGCAGCGTTTATCGATAATGGTGTCTATTTTATTAGAGGAACATTTGTAGAAGTTTCTAAGCAGACACTCATACTAGATTATTATACAAATACTCCCTCATATAGAGTAGGACTAAAAATATCAGAAACTATTGTAAATGCAAAAGATGATTCATCTTTATATGATAATGCAAAAGGATTTAGTAACTTTGCGGCACCAGGTGCAGATAGATTAAAAATTTCATTGACACTTACAAAAAAAGAGTTATCTGATAAAACAGATACTGATTTTGTAGAGATTTTAAGATTAGAAGAAGGAAAAATTAAAAAGATTAAAGATAAATCTGACTATAATGAAATAAAAAAATATATTGCAGACAGAACATTTGACGAATCTGGACATTATGCTGTAGATGAATTTAGCATAAAAGCACTCAATTCATTAAATGATCAAATTAATAATGATGGATTATATTTGGAAGGAGAAACTACAGAACAAGGAAATACTCCATCAGATGATTTAATGTGTCTCCAGGTAAGTCCTGGAAGAGCGTATGTTCGTGGATATGATGTTACTCTAGATGCAGAAACTGCTGTAGATGTAGAAAAACCAAGAGACACTGAAAGTATAAGTGGTGCTAATGTCCCATTTGAGATGGGACATTTATTGAGAGTTAATAATGTCAGTGGTGCTCCAAAAGAAAATGAAACTTTAGATTTATATGATCAACTTGGTGGTGGAGGGTCAGTAATTGGTGCTTCTAGAGTTTATACATTCAATTTGACTGATGCTGCATATTCTGGTGCGGCAACTCAGTGGGACTTATATCTTTATGATATTCAAACTTATACAAATGTAATTTTTAATGTAAGTACAACACTCTCAACATCTGCTTTTATAAAAGGAAAGAGTAGTGGTGCGAGTGGTTTTGTTGTTGATGGTTCTTCTTCAACATCTTTTGATCTCAGTCAAACTTCAGGAACTTTTGTAACTGGGGAAAAATTGATTGTTAATGGAATTGAAACTGCATTAACAATTGCAAGTTTTACACAAAATAATATTGATCAATTAAAATCTGTTAGACAAATAGGGATATCAAGCTTTCCAGATTTCTCTGCAGACGCAGTATTAAAACCCAAAAAATTCTCTAATGGAATTACGGAAGTTAATATTGCTGGAGGTTCAGTAACAAGTCCAGGAAAATTATTTTCTGGAGTCAAAGAGAATGATGTAATTAGTGTTGCACAATCAAGTATTTTAAAATATAATAGAATTACGGGTATTTCTTCAGACTTATCAACATTAACTCTTGGAACCATTTCAGATGTTAGTGGAGTTTTTGATGGCAATCCAGTAATTACTGATGGAAATTATACGGCAAATCTTAGAGTAGCAGAAATAAGAAATAGTGAAAATGGATTTCTTTATGCAAATCTTCCAGAATCTAACATATCTTCAGTAGATCTTTCTAATTCTCAGTTATTAATTACCAAACAAATTGAGGTAAACATTAATAATGCTGAACTAACGTTAGATCAATCTAATACTGGATTTACTAGTTCATTTTATGAGACATTTGATCAAGAAAGATATTCGATTCATTATAATACTGGTGGAATTGGAACAATAACTTCTGATGCATTTACTCTTACTGGAGGAGGGACTGGTATTGCCGTTACTAATCTAGATTCTGGTGGTGGAGATAGTATTGTAAATGTAACTCTCAAAAAGAATGGAATTCAAAGTAAAATTAAAAAATTTACTAGAAGTGCAATAGAAGTAGTCAATCTATCAAAATTAGCACAATCTGGATCTGCATCTAGTATATCAATCAGTGATGGATTAACTTATAATCCACATTATGGACTTAGAGTTCAAGATGATCAAATTTCATTAAATGTTCCTGATGTCTCAAAAGTTCTTGTAGTATATGAATCAA